TCTACAACACGGTGCAGTTTCCGTCGCTGCGTAAGAACGTCACAGGCGTTTTGACCACAAACAACAAATATCTTTCAGCACCCGCCGACTTCTTGGCTGTCTATTCTTTGGCGGTAATTGACGCCACCGGTGCGTACGAGTATTTGTTGAACAAGGATGTGAACTTCATCCGTCAGGCGTACCCGCAGCCAACCGATACGGCGCTGCCGAAGTACTACGCTTTGTTTGGTCCAACAACGTCAAACGATGTTAACCCCATCATCACGGATGAGTTGTCGTTCATCTTGGGCCCCACACCAGACGCAGCTTACAGCGTTGAGCTGCACTACTATTACTACCCCGAGTCGATCACCGTGGCTGCTGATGGTCGTACATGGTTGGGTGACAACTTCGATAGCGTGCTGTTGTACGGCTCGTTGGTTGAGGCATACACCTTCATGAAGGGTGAACCTGATTTGGTGGCGTTGTACAACACCAAGTACCAAGAAGCTCTTGCGTTGGCCTCGCGTCTGGGCGACGGTCTGGAGCGCAGCGATGCGTATCGCAGCGGACAGGCGCGTTTGCAACCACTGCCGCAGAATAACGGGGTCAAGTAATGGCTATCGCTCAAGGCGCAACAAACACGTTCAAGCTCGGGTTGCCAAAAGGCAACTTTGACTTCGATGTGGACACATTCAAGATCGCGCTGTACACCGGTGCAGCGTCGATTGGTCCAGATACAACCGCATACACAACTGACGGCGAGACCGTAGCTTCTGGCTACACCGCTGGCGGACAAACGCTAACCATCACACAAGCACCTACAATTGGCAACCAGACAGGTATTGCCACGGTGTATTTGTCATTTGCAAACGTCACATGGAACGCAGCTTTGACTGCCCGTGGCGCGTTGATCTACAAGTCAGGCTCTGGTAATCCATCAGTCTGCGTGCTGGACTTTGGCGGCGACAAAACCTCAACCACAACTTTCACGGTGCAGTTCCCCGCTGCTACCGATACAGCGGCGATCATTCGCATTTCTTAATAGGAGCAGTCATGCCTACCATCGAAAAATCTAAATCAGCAGACGCCGTGACTTGCGCGGTTGTTCGTAACGCTGGCCCTAGCGAAGCCGTCAACGGCGGCGGTGTTTTTCACATTCAATGCTTTGACAAAGACGGCAAACTGAAGTGGGAAGAGCAGTCACACAACCTCGTGGTCAACGAAGGTCTGGATGACATGAACACCAAGTATTTCACCGGTAGCGGCTACACCGCTTCTTGGTTTTTGGGTTTGATCTCCGGCGCTAACCCCACAATCGCCGCAGGCGATACTTTGGCTTCCCACGCAGGCTGGACCGAAGTGCCCGTGTCTACTGGCTACACTGGCAACCGTAAAGCTGTGACTTTTGGTGGTGCTACAACCGCTGACCCATCTGTCATCAGCAACTCTGGCTCTGCTTCGCAGTTCGCCATGTTGGGTACCTACGTTGTCTCTGGCGCGTTCTTGTGTAACGTTGCTACTGGTACCTCGGGTATTTTGTTCTCTGCTTCTGAGTTCAGCGCCCCCGGCGACCGTTCTGTTGTGAGTGGCGACACCCTCAATGTGACTTACACATTCAGCTTGGCTGCAACCTAATAAGGTGTAGCGGTGTTTGGGTACGCGACGTTCTCGCAAGCCCCCTTTGCCACGCTGGGGGGCGGGGTTGAGTTCAACCGCGCGATTGTCGAAGATGCTACGGCTACAGAAGACGTAGCCGCTTTAGCGGTTCTTACTTCGGTTTTATCTGATACCACCACCGGAACAGACACAACCACTGTTGCCGCGAGCACATTTAACGCTGTTGTTACCCCTTTCGCAAACGCGGACGACACGGTGGCTGCTCTAGCTATTTTCTTGTCGGAAGCTGTAGCCCTTGGGTTTGGCGCAGGGGACGCTGTTTCAACTTCCGCTGACTTTGCCGTAACTGCAACTGATACCGCCACCGGTACCGACACCGTTACTTCACTGTCTGACTTTGCTTCAGCAGTCGATGTTCTGGCAACAATCCTTGACTCAGTGATTGGCGGTCTTTTATACAACGCAGCCGTAGCGGATACGGCCACAGGAACCGACACCCCATCGGCAAACCAAGGACACGGGGCCTCTGTGTCCGACACCGCCACAATCACAGACGCGTCATCTGCGCTTCAAGACTTTGCGGTAAATGTTGCCGATACTGCCTCCGGCAGTGCCACACCAGCAGCTTTGGCCGACTTCACTGCAACTGCTCCCGCAACCGCAGCAGCCCTTGACGCCGTAGCTTCTTTGGCCGTGTTTTACGCTGCCTTGGCCGACAACGCTGTGGGCGCAGACGCCGTGGCGCAACGACTGTTGTGGGAAATTATCAATGACAGCCAACCTGCAAACTGGCAAAATATCAATGCTGCTCAATCTGCTGGTTGGGCCAATATTGAAGTCAACGGCGGTGGCAATTGGGGCGAAGTGCCCACACAACCGTAAGGAATAAAAATGGCAATCGTTGTAAAAGACAGAGTTAAAGAAACCACCGCCGTTACCGGCACAGGTACGGCTACACTGCTTGGCGCAGCCAACGGGTTTCAATCTTTTGCCGCGATTGGCAACGGCAACACAACCTACTACGCCATCGTCAACCAAGAAGACGGTACATGGGAAGTTGGCGTGGGAACGTATTCCACCACCGGCCCAACACTCACGCGCACGACAATTTACGAATCTAGTAATGCTGGGGCTGCGGTCAACTTTGCTGCTGGTATTAAAGACATCTTCTGTACATACCCAGCCGAACGCGCGATCTATGAGGAGCCAAACGGTAACACACTGATTGACGGCGGACCGTTGACTGTGGTTGGTACCGGCGTTACTGGGTACACCAGCTTCTCTGCCGTCCTCGCAGAGATGTACGGCAACGTAGATTCGTTTGCCCAGCTCTACACACAGAACTTGAATGATGGTTCTGAGGCGTCAGCCGACCTTGTTGCGTATAACGACCTTGGCGACGGCTTGACCAACTTTGTTGACGTTGGCATCAACAGCTCAAACTACAGCTCTGCTTCATACCCCATCTTTACGCCCGGCTCTGCCTATGCGTTCAATGACGGCGGTGAGATGTTTGTCGGTAGCGCCACAGATGATGTGGTGTTCTTTGCTGGTGGCGTTGATGTGGCTGATGAGGCCATGCGCATCGACAAGACGACAAAGGTGCTTACAACCGTTTCGGATGTAGACGTTGGTGGTGATGTCAATGCAACAGGTGGTACTTTTACAGCCCCTGTAACGTCTACGTCTTCTATGGCCACGCCGGGTGCAACTGAGTTTGTAACCCGTTCATACGTAGACGACGCCACATCAAACGGCTTTCACGTTCACACACCCGTGCTTGTGGCCACTACAGGCAACTTGACCGCAACATACAACCAGCCCGGCGGTGCTACAGTGGGTGTTGGTGCTACGCTGACAAACTCTGGCACGCAGGTAGCGCTTTCGATTGATGGTGTGTCTATGGCCACCAACGACCGCGTGTTAGTGTGGCAGCAAACTACAGGTTTGCAAAACGGTATCTACGTTGTTACCACCGTGGGCTCTGGCTCAACTAATTGGGTGTTGACCCGTGCAGCCGATGCAAACACTTCTTCTGAAGGCGACCCCGGCACGCTCGGTGGTGGCGACTATTTCTTCGTTGAAAGCGGCGCTACTTTAGGTTATTTCTCGTTCATCTGTAACAACACCAGCGCGATTGTGTTTGGTACTACAGCCATCACATTTGCCGAGTTCAGCTCTGTGCCAACCTACACGGGCGGTACAAACATTGACATTTCTGGCCAAGTCATTTCATTGACAGGCACAGTTGCGGCTACCAACGGCGGTACAGGCACAAGCACAGTTGCAACAGGCGATCTGTTGTACGGCTCAGGGACAAACACTTGGGGTAAGTTGGCCAAGGGCGCGGCATATAAATCCTTGGTGATGAACGCCGGTGCTACAAACGTCGAATGGAACGCAGTTGCCTTGAACCAATCAGGCGCTGTATCTGGCACGTTGACCGAAACAAACGGCGGCACAAACCAATCTAGCTACGCAACAGGCGACACGCTGTACGCAAGTGCGTCGAATACATTAGCCAAGTTGTCTGGTAACACTACCACGACTAAACAATTCTTGACACAAACCGGTACAGGCTCTGGCTCCGCCGCACCTGTCTGGGGCACCATCTCTGGCTCTGATGTGTCTGGCAACATTTCTGGCAACGCCGCAGGCGCTACCAACGTGCTTGGCGGTGCAGCAAACCAGATCGTGTATCAATCAGGTTCGGGCACCACGGCGTTTGCTACAGCCCCTTCTTCATCAAACACATTCTTAGGTTGGAACGGTTCTGCGTTTGCTTGGTCCGCTGCGGGTTCTTCTATTACAAACGACACAACAACCAACGCAACTTACTACCCTGTTTGGGCCAATTCAACGTCTGGGTCTTTGACTACAGCGTATATAACCAGCACCAAGCTCACATTTAACCCAAGCACGGGCGTGCTCTCAGCTTCAGGCTTCTCAGGCCCACTGTCGAACGCACTGACCATTGGCACTGGACTATCCGGCACCAGCTATAACGGCGGCTCTGCCGTAACAGTTGCTTTAGCAAACACAGCGGTCACTGCTGGTTCATATACCAACGCGAGTATCACTGTTGACGCGCAAGGACGACTGACAGCGGCTTCTAGCGGTTCTGGTGGCGGTGTGACTTCTATTACCGGCACCGCCAGTCAAATTACTGCGTCAGCTTCTACCGGTGCCGTGACCCTGAGTTTGCCTTCGACCATCAACGTGAACACTAGCGGCAACGCGGCAACTGCATCAACTGCATCCGCCCTGTCTTCTGCCACGTGGCAGCGCATTACAGGTAACAACATTGACTACGGTTCATACGGCTCCGTTGGTATGTCGGGCTCTACCAACAGCTATGCTGGTATTTCATTTTCCGCCGTGTCAGGCACGCTGATGATGAATGCGGGTGCCAGTGGTTTCTACTACAACAACAGCACTTGGCGCGTCTACTGGGACGGCTCAGGTAATCAGATCAATAGCGGGAACGTTACAGCTTTTTCCTCCGATGAGCGTTTAAAGTACAACATCAAACCAATTGAGAACGCACGCAAGTTGTTGCGTCAGATCGAAGGTGTGTACTTTGATTGGGACTTGGAAGAATGTAACAAGTGGGACTTCTTCCCCCCAGCACACGACATGGGTTTGCTGGCGCAGCGCGTTCAGAAGATCAACCCATACGCCGTACATCCTGCACCTTTTGATTTGGACCCTATTGCAAAAGGAAGCAAGTCAGGTAAGGACTACTTGACCGTTCAGTACGAAAAGATGGTGCCGATGTTGATTCAATCTAGCAATGAGCATGATGAACTGATCGACCAGATGCAAGCCCGTATTGAAGCGCTTGAGGCGCTCGTGGCAAAATTGACTAAATAAGGAACTGATATGTCCAGCACCTACTCACCAGATTTACGCATCGAACTCATCGGCACCGGCGACCAAGCAGGCGTATGGGGCGCAACCACAAACAACAATATGGCCTATGTTCTTGAACAAGCCATTGCTGGGTATGTTTCTGTGGCTGTAGGGTCAGCCAACCAAGCGCTCACATACCTGAACGGCGCTACCGCCACGGCAGCCGACAACCAATCAGTGCACGCTTCGATTGCGTTAACCACCTCTACCGGTGCAAACTTTGCCGTCTACGCGCCACCTGCCTCTAAGCAGTACACGATCTACAACGCGTCGAGCTTTACTGCCACGATCTACAACTCGACTGTCATCGGCAACACCACCGCTGCCGGTACGGGCGTAGCCATCCCTGCGGGCAAGACAATGACTGTGTGGAGCGACGGCACAAACTTTGCCCAACAAAACACAGCTTTCATTGCTCCCGCGCTGGGTACCCCTGCTTCTGGCACGTTGACAAATTGCACCGGCCTTCCTGTGGCAACCGGTATCTCTGGGTTGGGCTCCGGCGTCGCCACATTTTTGGCAACCCCTTCGTCTACCAATCTTGCAGCGGCGGTTACGGGCGAAACAGGTTCTGGCGCACTTGTTTTTGGCACTGCACCAACTATTACAAACGCAACGGTCGGTATCGGCACCAACCCTTTGACAACTACTAATTTCAGCATCGTAGAGTCTGGCGGCAAGCTTGTGTTTAAGTACGGCAGCACCGCTATTGCGTCGCTTGACTCATCAGGCAACTTTACTTCGTTGGCGGATGTAACCGCTTACGGCACCCCGTAAGGAGCAACGAATGCCAACCCCATCATCTGGCGCAATCTCAATCCAGCAGATCAACGCAGAGTTTGGTCGCGGGAACAACTTAAACGCCTATCGCGGAACTACATGGTGGACACCGCAAGGCACGTCTGGCACATTTTCGTCAGGTGCCATCGCGATGAGTGAGTTTTACAATAAACAACCAAACCCTCCAACATTTAGCTTCACAATTTCAACCAATCAGACAAACGCCAACTTACGTACGCTGGCGGTAAATGCTGGTTGGAACCAAGCAGGTCTTGTTATTGCTACGATTAGCAGCGGCGTCTACATATCGTCCAACAGTACGGGCACCCCAGCTCTGACAGTCAGCGGTTCTTTCCCCGCGGGTGTTCAGTTGGTGAACAACGGATTTATTGTTGGTATGGGTGGCGCTGGCGGTCGGGGCGGCGGTATGACTAACTGGACTGCTGTAGCTGGTACTGCTGGTTCAAGTGGTGGTACTGGACTTTCGGTGTCTTCTGCTATCACAATCACTAACAACGGCACTATTGCTGGCGGTGGCGGTGGCGGTGGCGGCGGACAGTCTCGTACCAACATTAACTTCCCATGCGACTCTTACCCTGTATCTGGTGGCGGTGGCGGTGGCGGGCGAAGCTCAAACGCAGCAAACTCAGCCGCAGGGGCTGCTGGAACCGCGACTGGTACCGTCCCACGTCAAGGCGCTGCTGGGGGTGCAGGTACTGTATCTAGTGCTGGGGGTGGCGGTGCAGGCGGTTTCTTCAACAGCAACACTTCTGCCGGTGCTGGCGGTGCTGGCGGCGGATGGGGGGCAAGCGGGTCAACCGGCGTTAACGGTTTCTCAAACTACAACCCGCCCAATAGTTCTGCTGGGCCGTATAGCGGAGGCGGCGCAGGTTCATCCGTTGTCGGGAACGGAAATATTTCTTGGGCGGCGTTTGGTACGCGTCTTGGACCAATTTCATAAGGAGTATTTATGTCAATCAATTACAACTACGAGATCATTAACGTTGACGAAGCTGCACGTTGTATGGAGGTCGTTTACACGGCGGATGGCCACGAGACCCAGCATATCGGCGCACGTTTGCCGTATGAAGGCGAGCAGGTTGAACAGGTCATTCGTATGTACGCGCCTATTGCGTACTGGCAAGAAAAGATGCGAGTCGTTGTACCACCTGCCGTTGGCGTATCTGGCGCTATCCCCGCCGCAGATGAAGAGGCAGCAAATCTTGCGGCCATTGCAGAACTTGAGGCGCAGCAGGTAGGTAGCCAACCAATTAGTGAAGGTACTCAAACTTTATGATGCCTCGGGCCAAAACCTCCCATTTGGTCACATTTAATGGTGTGTCGATAAGCACGCATCATGCAGATAGTGGGCAGGGGCTTGAACGACATCAACACCCGTATGCACACCTAACAATGTGCCACGCAGGGTCTATTCGTGTGAGCAATGAGCGCCGAAGTTTGGTGATGACCAAAGGCACACAACCCGTGAATCTTGTGGCGAACGAGTGGCATGAGATCGAAGCGTTGGAGGATGGCACAGTATTCGTAAACGTGTTTGCTGAAGGTAAGTACTGATGTGGACCCCTTCAGCTTACTCATGGCAGCACAAGCTACCGTTGCGGCAATCCGCAGTGGGTGCGAGATGTTGTCTCAAGGTAAGGCTGAAATTACAAAGACGAAGGCGGCAATTGAAAAAGCTGTCGGGGACGGGAAGGCTATATATGCCGAAATCGTCGGTCTTTGGGACTGGATTACAGGACTATTTGGGGTGGCACCGAAACAGGCTGCTCGCAAGACTGATGTTCAGGAACGTGTTCAGCCAAAAGCCCCGAGTCGCGTCAACTACAAACCAAAGCCTGTTGAGCAACTGACCTACGAGGAGTACCAGACCCAAGCCATCCACCAGATTTGCGAACAGCTCAAGACCTTCTTCGAGATACGTAGGCAGTTGCAAGAATACTGTCACGACCTTGAAGAAGAAT